AACCTGATCAGTAAAAAGATCACCAGATATGGGATCAAGAGTATAGTCAGGGTAAAGGTGAAGCATAGAAAGGCCAGTATCCATAGCCCCTTCGAAGGCTTGTGAAAAGTACTCGTGGAATCCATCACGGTCCTCGCTCCATTTTAAAACTTTGTTATAATCATCTACCAAAGGATCTGTGTCATTCTGATTTGGCATTGTGATAGTAGATTTACGATTCTTGCGCTGATAACCACATATCATATTTATATGACGTCGTATCAGATTGAAGTAAAACCTACGCGATTGATACCAAGCGTTATCTCCGTAGATCATAGAATGGAGAGTCTGGTCACCTACTTTGAAACGCTTGTCGATTGAACCTTGTTGCCAAAAACTCGCGCCTTGCGGGTACGCGGAATTATAGTAATGATTCATCATTTCTTTTATATTATGTGCTTTACTATCAGAAGAATCTATATAACCATTACTAGTTGGAGAAACGCCCCCACGTGAGTAACCTGCGTTTTCGTACGAAGCCAAAGAACACCTCAATGTGATATAAAAGATTTTTATATCACATCTGGATTTAACGCGCATTTATATTTTTATTTGTCACTCCAATATTTAAGTTTCATACAGGATTTACCACAAAATCTAGTCTTAGCATATTTGTTTTTCTTAAATTCAGTACCACAATTCTCGCATCCTATTAATATATCATCTAATCCAGCTATTCTTCTCCATTTTGACTTGCATCCGTTGGAACAGAATCTTGTCCTTCCTTCTGCTATCAATTTACTTTTATATTTCTCGTTACATTGTTGACATTGATAATCAAATTCAGGTCCATTTCCAAACTTATTCTTCAATGCATGTAACTTATGCCATGTTTTTCCTTCTTCACTCGCATGCCATTCCTTTGTCAATGGTCTGTACTTTTCAGCCATTTCTCTCATTCTTTGTACTTTTATTGGATCTTTGGCGTGGTGTTTTAGATGCGCGTATGCAGTTAACATTAGCAGATTCTTTATTTCATTATTTGATTTATCATCATCAATATGATGAATGTGGTACCCTTTTGGGATTTCTCCATAATGATATTCCCAAACCCATCTATGAGCTCTAATCCTTGGACTTGTCCTAGATAACCAATATCCTGTGTGTTTATCTAGATAGAATTCCCTTCCGTAATATTCTCTATATTCTTTCATAAATACTCCTTAATTGAGTATCTAAAAGTAACAAATGACAATTTTATAGTCAATCACATATATCCACCTTGCTCGTTAAATCCCATTAGGTTATCTTGAGATCCGTATATGTTTGCCCTTATCTGCTCTATAGTAAGGTTCTCGTCGGGGTGATTGAATTCTCCCGAGCTAAAAGCGCTGTAGCAGGCATAGCGAAGGGAATCTGGGGCGTGACTCACAGCATGTAATGGCTTATCCTCTCCTCTGTCGCTAGCCTTGGGACACCATAAATAGCTTTGCAGAGCTTCTATCAAGTTTGTACACGACTTGTGCACGCATATATTCTTCCCAGCTATAAATTTAGCCACCGTGCGTATACCTGGTATCACATCATTCTTAGCATCTAACACAGGTAAATTCATACGGCGAAGTTCTAACTTAAATGATGCTGCCGCTGGGTCTACATAAATAGCTCGCATATTGCGCCATCCTATGAATCTCTTAATATCTTCCGCTAACTCATCGTCTGTCTTTTGCATGCCCGTTTTGCGAGAGTCATAGTAGTATTCCTCGACGACACACAGCTGCGGCCATTGATGCGGAGTGACAGCGATAATGACGGCCGCTGTAGCATCAGAAGTACCGTAATCGACACCCATAATATAATAATTTGGATTATTCTTTGGCTGCTCATAAATATTCATTTCATCGAATCTGTCGTATATTAACCCTGAATTGGCCACCCAAAGACCAAGAATCATCCTCTGATACCACGCTCCAGTATATTCCTTCTTGAGGTTCGCAACATACGCCGGATCGAGCGAAGGGTTGTCATCCAGAACGAAGTGCCAGTGCGCGAGATCAAGCTCTGATTCCCTATCAATGTAATTCTTCTTAAACCAGTGCGATGGGCCTTCAGGGTTTCCCGTGCATAGGAGTTGCGCCCCCTTAACAGATAGTCTTGACAATAGCATAGTAAAGAAAGGTTGAGGTATACATGTGACCTCATCAACGTAGGCGAAGGCGAGAGTAGAGCCCTGAATCCTACGTACTGAACCTTCATCATGCGCGCCCACAAAATACACATTTCTTCCGTATAGTTTAGTTTCAGTCGTCTTGGTTCCCGGGACAGTGAAACCAAGAAACTTGTAGAGTTCAAGCAAGACATTACGCTGTATCGTGTCACGGTTAACTCCTATTATCATTGCAGAACCAGGGGGGCCATTCTTAAGTAAGTCCACAAACTTTAGGATAGAGCTAAAGGTTTTACCTGATCGCACAGCTCCAATCCAAATGTTTAGACGCTTCTCAGCTTGCTGAAGTGATAGAACTTGTTTAGGGCTTAGGGGCATTCAAAAGCTCCAGTGATTTTCTAGTTTTCTAGTTCCTTTCAATTTATCTTCCTTAGCCTTCTTAATAGCGTCATACTTGGCTCTATAAGTTGCGTTGATACACGTCTTGCACTTAGATTGCAGTCCACCTTGTCCAGTCTTCACAGGGGAATACATAGATAGATCCTGCCATTTCTGGCAACCATTACACACTTTCTTATCGCCATTGATAGTGACAGGATAAGGATGTTTCTCTTGTTTAGCCCTGTACTTAGCCCTATACTTTGCATTACGTTCCTTAGAGCAAGCCATACATTCGGACTTGTTATGATAGAATAGAGATTCATCCTTTTGCTCTTGGCATATTGTGCAATGTTTTAATGTCATTTATCCTCATCGTGTCTTCTCTTCATATCCCATAGTACGTACTCTCTAAACTTCATCCTGTCCATACCGTAGTTTTTTTTCATCATCTCAGTTACGTAAGAATCAAATGCTTTCCAAATAAAATCGGTTAGTGATTTGAAATGTTTATCTAGAATTTCTTCATGCGTTTCTTGACTCATTATTGGCTCGTGGTTGAACTTTCAGCGAGTTTAGACAAAATATAACGATAGCAGAAAATCCAAAATGTAGCTAGATTATTAAATAAACCAAAGGATAATACATGTGGGTAAAGACAGAAGACTGTCAATATATAAATTTAGATTTCTATCAAAAACTAGCATGCTATCACATGGAAAATAAGGATGCAAAATTCTTAGGATTTAGATTAGCCGCTACATCAGATGATCTAGATGAAATAACGATAGCTTATTTTGAAGACTTAGAACAGGTAAATCAATTCGTTGAGAGGATGCTTTATAGCAAATGCCCAGTATCAGCAAAATACGAAAATCAAAGAAAACAAGTAATAGAATCTGCATATGGAAAAGATTTTCCAACATATGATTGGGATAGTACAAAATTTTCAGAAAGAGATGCCTTAGAAGAAAAATTCATAAAATCTATGGGAATAACAGAAGAAGAAGTAGAATTTGACTAACGGCCTAGTAACTCAGTGGTAGAGGGGCGATGGGTGCAGACTATGGACGGCTTGTAGCTACGGCGGAAGTTATAGTCTGGAGCATTTCCATGCAGTGTCGGGTGTTCGACTCACCCCTAGGCTTATTATAGTGTTCCCATCATTTCTTTAGTAAGTCTGTCCACCATACGATCTGCCTCAAATGACATTCTTTGCTCCATAAACGCAAGATCTTCGTCTGACATCTTAGATGCATTCTCATTGATGATTATCATTTTACCAAACGATGGTTGAATAGGCATAGGGATGTCTTCGGATTTTACATATTTTCTGAATTTCATTTTGACTCTTTGACGGCTTTGATAAGATCGCTTAATAGACAGTCGTTAGGTGACGTCTGATTCTTGTTATTTGCTTCTGCTTTGACTTCAGCTTCATGATCTATGACTTCGAACTTCACTTCTCTCTCATGCTTACGTAAATCTTTAGAGTATACACCTAAGAAACGCGATCCATAGGCAGTTTCAAGATTCTTATTTGCCATTGTACATAGAGACATCAATTCCAAAGCAGAATCATAATACTTGAGGAAGTGAGCACGTTTTCTAATATTATCCCAATCATGATATAATATATCTTTTTCTAATGAATACCATTCCGTAAGATGAATTGGCATGTCTTTATCATTGAATCTCTTTCTAATCCAGGCAATTAACTCTTCTCCCAACTTGACCACATCTTCATCACTATAAACTTTTGGAGGTCTTCCTATAGCCATTATACCTCCATCTTCGTCTTAACGATCACTTCTTCAACAGGCAGATTAAAAGCCTTAATGACCTTATCAATCATAGATCTTAATTGTTCGTCATCAGAGGACAATGTAATAAAATTAGTTTCAAAATGTTCAGTCATGCTCACTTGGTCATTAGATACTTTGATAGTGATACGGATCATGATTCCTCAAATAAATATTAATTCGTAGATTATATTTTAGACGAAAAAATCGCAAGGAAATATTTATATACAAGACCCATTGACACAAAACAAAATAAATTTTATAAAGTGAGATGGGCATATTTCAAGGAGTTTGTATGAATCTAGGGATACCTGATAAAGTACAAGTAGAAGTCGTAGTCCAAAGCAGATGTTTTTGCTGCTCTAGGAATCCAAAAGCGGATTCTCCAAAAAAATCTCTATCACAAAAATTAACATCAATATTTAAATCATCTACCGTAAAAGAAGACAATCCTACTCCAATGAGAGCGAGAACTACCAGCTTCGCAATAGAAGAATAACTATTTTTTATGTATTTTCTTCAGAGTTTCAGCAAGAACGGCTTCCTTTTTCAATTTAGGATTCTTGGAATGAGATGCCTTCTCTAATTTCTTTTCAGGAATTTTTTTTCCTTCAGCTATACCCAATGCTTTATGAAGCTTCCCTGGATGCTTACTTACTGCTTCTTGTATCCATTTCTCTTTTTCCATCATTTCTTTCCTTTCTTTTTAGACTTTTTCTCTCCTGCTTCACTGTAAGCTATAGCTACTGCTTGCTTCTGTGGTTTACCAGCATCCATTTCACGCTTTACATTCTCTGAAAATCCCTTTTTACTTTTGGCAGCTGCGCCTTTGACCAATGGCATTATTTTACTCCTTTAGTATCTTTGTCGACTATGGGATCACGGATTTTCTCCATCTCGTCCCTCACTATCCATCGAATTTTACATTCCTGACCGCATACAAATCTGATTTTCTTTAATGGGTTTATTTCCCAATATTCAATCCCACATATTTCGCAAGCCCTATCCATAGTTTAACCTAAATATTTGAAACCTTGATAACAGTTTTTGGCTTATCTGAATAGAACTTTCTCGCTTTAATCTCAACAACCTGAGAATCATCATCAAATAGTAAATCTTTTAGACAGTCTTCGTAGAATTTTATGCAGTTGCTAGCATCGGGACGTGTTAACGGACGTAGGCTTCCATTTATCATTGCGATTGTTCTTATTTTGGATGTTGCTTTTGGTATTTTAAAGAAGAAATCGAATGACAAACAAATAGCACCTTCTAATCTCTGAAAATCCTCTTGCATTTTCACGAAATATCGCACCATTTCTCGTTCTTTGTATAGAGGATTAAAAGATTTTCTACCATATCCCGCATGTGCTTTCCATGGTATTGGATCTCCTTCGATTATTATCAACATCTTGCACCTTTTTCTTGCTGTAAATATCGCTATTGTATATATTTATAGAAAAGGAGAAAAACATGGAAGACGAGACCTTTTCTGATTACTTAGATGAACTTTATGATACATTTGAGGAAGTTTTAGAGGAAGCTAGGAATTTCAAAAACAGTGAAGATTTTAAGATGCATGTTTATTTTAAAATGAGAGAAGTGGCGACCAAGATGCCTAAAATATGTGTGGAATTAGCCTTAAAGGAGTGGACAAAAATATAATGGAAATTGGAGATAAATTCAATAATTGGATAGTTCTTTCAAAACAATATAGAGGAAAAGTGAAATGTGTATGTATATGTGGAAATATATGCAATGTAAATAAACTGAATTTAACTCATAACAAATCCAAAGGATGTTTGGAATGTTTAGCTAAATCCAGAACCATTCACGGAATGAGCAATTCAAAAACATACTCTATATGGAGCCAGATGAGAGAAAGATGTCATACAGAAACTCATCCTTCTTATAAACATTACGGAGCTAGAGGAATAAAAGTTTGCGATCGATGGATAGAAAAATTCTCTAATTTCTTAGAAGACATGGGAGAGAAACCAGAAGGACTTTCTATAGATAGAATAGACAATGACAAGGGATATTGTAAAGAAAACTGCAAATGGTCAAATAAAAAAGAACAAAACAAAAATAAACAAAATTCTATCCACATTGGCGATATATATTGTGATTGGTTAGTAAAGATAAAATTAGAAGAACCTAAAAAATTCCTAATAGAATGTATTCATTGTAAACTGAGTCACATTGTATGGAGTTGCAATGTAAGAATTAAAAGACCATGTAAATGCAAAGAGGAAAAATTATGAAAATGTCAGAACAAATACACGAACTTTCTACTGCGCTTTCTATTGCTCAAGGAGAAATGAGGAATGCCGAGAAAAACGGAAAAGGGAACTTCGGGAAATATTCTAATTTAGAATCCGTTTGGGATGTAGCTAGAGAATGTCTTCCCCCTCAAGGACTCTCTGTAGTTCAAGATGTGACATCGGCCGATAAAGGAATAAATGTTGAAACAACTTTAATGCATAAAAGCGGTCAATGGATGACTTTTGGACCTTTATTCATTCCTGCAAATGCATTTACTGCTCACGCTTTTGCTTCGGCTTGCTCCTATGGGAAAAGATATTCTCTTTGCGCTTGTCTAGGAATTGTTTCAGGTGACGCTACAGACGATGACGGTCAAGCAGCACAAGACAGTAGTAAAGTCAAGCCTCCTGAACAGGGGAAAACTCCCACTCAAATTATCACTAAGGATCAAGCATTTGAGTTGAAAGAACTTTTAAAGTGGTTAGATAAATCTATAGAGACAAAACTTCTCACAGCATATGCCATAAAATCAATCGAAGAACTTCCGGTAACTTCATTTGTACCTACACTTACTAGATTAAAGGCTATGTTCGATGAGAAAAAAGTTGAGTCTTGAAGAAATTGAAGATATTGAAGCTTGCATGTGCAATATGCTAAGCATGGCTAGGGGATTTATCCCTTGGTATAAAAGATTGCACATAGAATTTTATGGATTTTATATTAAGAGGATTGCGGTGCCTTACTTAAAATGGAGTTTGAAATGAGAAACTTTGGAATGATGGAGATATTCTTATTAGGAATGTTAGTTTGCGCTATCATGTTCTTCTGTTGGATATGGAGTGTGATTGGGGCTATATGAAAACAACAAGAAAACGCAAGAAAACCGATCAAAAAGAAATCCACAAGTCTATTGATCTGATAGGAGAGTTGGTTGAATTAAACCCAAAAATAGACCATACAATTTGGGTTTCAGCATTCTTAAATATATCAGTGATCTCAATGAAAAAATCAGGACTATCTCTGGATGAATGCAAAGAGGAAATAGAAAAAGTTTATATAAATGAAGAGGAACAACATGAAAGTCATTGAACTTGACATAGGAAGCGATGCCTGGCATGAGTACCGAGATTGTAGAATTGGAGCTTCTGATAGTGCATGCATTCTTGGTATATCTCCTTGGAAGACTCTTAAACAGCTTTACGATGAAAAAGTAAATAAGATAAAACAGAAATCTAATTTTGCTATGCAGCGTGGATTAGATAGAGAAGAGGAAGCTAGAGAATGGTTTAAGTATCACACAGGAATTACTGTTGAGCCTGCGATAGTACAACATCCAGTAATACATTGGAAATTCGCTACCTTAGATGGGATTAGTAAAGATGGAAATACAATCGTAGAGATCAAATGGGCGAATTTAAAGGTTCATGAGCTTGCAAAACAAGGACAAGTGATAGATTACTACTATTCTCAAGTTCAGTCTCAAATTGAATGTGCCCACGTTGAATTTGGATATTTTCTTAGCTGTCATGAAAAAGATGGATCTGTTGATTTTGTTTTAGTAAAAGTCATGAGAGATGTTCCGTATATCATTGATTTGACAGAGAAAGAAAGGGATTTCTATAACGATCATTTATCTAAAAAAATCCCACCAGAACCCACAGAAAAAGATCTGTCCTCTCATGTACCCCCAATTCCTGATGACAAGAAAATATCCTTCGACCTCATGTGTGAAGAATATCTTAGGATCAATGAGCAGATTAAGAATCTTACCGAGATTAAGGAAGACATCATGAATCATTTGAAATCAGAGACAGGATCAGGTTGCTCGATGAGTTACAGTTTGAAAAGAAGTATGGTTAAAGGTCAATTTGACTATAAAAATTATTTTGATTTACATAAAGATTTGCTGCAATTTGTAGAAAAAAAGCCTGACACAGAGTCATGGAGAATAACTAAAATCTAGGAAATAATCCTTACTTTCTGTAGACTATCGAACGAATATATGATCCATATTCGGTCCTTTTAGGTTAGAGCTGCCGTCAAGCAGCTCTTTTTTCTATTTATATAGTATAATAATTTTCATGTTATTGAATTGATTAACGACAGTATTCATGGAAACGATCTTGCAATCACCACATTCTTCTAAGAATAAATTAACTGCATCTTCTAATTGCTGCGTTGACACATACTCCGATTCTATAAATATTACACATTTAATTTGTTCCATTAGAAAGGGCAATCTCCAAATTCTTCGTGAATACTAGCCACATGCTTAATCTCTGGCTTATGAGATGATTCATGGATGCCCTGTTTGATTATCGTCATGATCTGTTCGTGTAGCATACGAGAGTCAATCACGAATGCCGGCAAATACGAATCTACGCCACCTTCCGTGATCCTATACGATGCTGGTGATGGAAACATACCCTTGCCGTCCTTGCCTTCGGAAATTCGGTATCTTAAGAAGATTTTGTTATCAAAGAGAATTGTAACGATGCCTAGATGTTTTTCGCCTGGTGTGAGCTTATATTCAATAAATTTAATGTCCATAATTTTTCCTATAATTTGGCCTAATTGCCTAATCTATATTAACATTATCATGGATATAATACAACTTTACTTTTTTATTTTTAACAGGATAATATAACTCACAATCTTCTCCACGCTTTTCAGGATCAACCCATGCCTGTCCATACGAAGAACACTTACTTGTGAATCTCAAACATTCCTCTCTTGTTTTGCAGTCGTGACCGTTACATTTAGCTATATCCATTTACATCCCGCTATACCAAACTCTCTGCTGTTTCTTCTGAATAGGATAACCACGCTTCTTAATCCTCTGATCTCTTTGACACAGCTTACAGAACTTGTAATTCCTGGCAAAGTAAAGCATTTGGTTCTTAGTTTCACCGCAAATGCTGCATTTTTTTACTCTATTGCACGGATATTCAATAGCTTCCATCAATCCTCAAAAGCATATTTAATTAATTGCAACGTATCCCTCTGCTCATTCACAAGCTCCATGAGAATCTCTATCTGCCTATCCTGAGCTCTTATGTGCTCTGCAAGAACTAGTAATGATTTTGGCATGCTTAAAGAACCAAATCCTACTCTTCTTAGCATTTCTAGTTTTTTAATTAATTCATCTAAATCACCCATATTTCTCCAAAAAGTAATACGTTGTAAATCCTACAAAACAGCACCAAATCTTCCCTTTTACTCTAGGAGGTACAAATGTTCCTAAGAATATAAGATCACTCATGGTTTTCCTTTTGTTTCCACTTTAGGTAAATAAGAATTTCCTGTTCTTCTACTAGGCAAATCATGAAATTGAAATATTAAATTGTCTTTATGAAAAAGTCTGTCATAAGTTCTCTGCCCATATTTATCAAAAATCTGTTGAGACGTTAAATTGCTTGTTATCACCGTAGGATAATTTAAATCAGAACGATAATTTATGATATGGAAAATAATTTCATTACTCCATTCCGATGATGAGGCACTTCCTAAATCATCATACATAATGAAAAAATCATCTAGCATATTTTCAGCGTGCTGAGAAGAATCCCATCCTTCTGACATTCCTTTCTTAAGTTTTCCAAAAAACTCCGATTCGCAATAGTATCTCCAAGAAAACTTTCCCTCAATCAGTTCATAAAAAGAAGCACACAATTGAGTTTTCCCTATTCCTGGAGACCCTAAGAAAACGAACATTCCTTTTCTTTTTTCAAGCCAATCCAATATTTTCTTATCCGTACCTATGGGGAATTCATCGCACAAGAATTTTCCAAGGCTCGCTCCCTCATACAATCTGCCAAAGATCTGCCCTTGTTTACTGAGACCACTTCTTCCTTGACTACTATTTGAATATCCTGACATTTTTTTTCCTTTTTTCGGTTAAATTTTGCTATTCCTTCAATTCTATTTTGTTTGATAGTTCCTGCGATAAATTCTATGTATTTAGAAATGGCACCAGTATACTCGATCAAAACACTCCAAGCCTCATTTATTTCGCTAGTCTTCCAATCTTTTCTCTGTTGAATGGCAAATCGGAATATTTCATCAAGTGAGCATGAAACTTCTTCACCTCTCATGTTATATTTTATTATTTTAGAGGGAATATTTTCCTTTGCGTCGATCCCGACAGGGGAGTCGACTACAGGACAGTTAGTTTCTGGTATAGTATCTGGTATAGTATCTGTATTATAACATTTCCCGAATTCGGGAATTTCATTTCCCGATTCAGGGATTTCCATTTCCCGAATTCGGGAAATGCTAAACTTTATTTCATCTTCAAAACAGTACCATGAAGTTCTATTATATGGATTTTTATTGAAATTGCCTTTTCTGATGATTTTCAACTCTTCCATTTTATCCAGTAATCTCTCTACTTGCTTAACAGATAAATATGGAAAGTTAGCGGCTATTTCATTTACCGTTTGATAAGTCCAGGTTCTTTCTTCTATTAAATTTCTTTTTAGTGCTTTATTTTTCAAAATCCAATATTGGAAATGAGCTATGAGTACAGCAATTCCCATTGATTGATATTCTTCTGCAAATAATATATTGAAACTGTGATTGATTGTCATTTTGAACTCATCAATTAAATATTTATATTGATGATTGCCTCTAGATAAAATAATACTTAAGAGTTGATTTAAATTATCAATCTGCCGTACTATCTTTTTATCTTTCCTTTTTCAGGGTGAAATGATAAAGTGTTTCTAGAGGCAATCATCTTACGTCCTGCCGGCTTTACGGGCCATATGGCAGGACATTTCTTTTTGTAAACATGCTCCTATACATCTTTGAAAGCAAGCACTTTAAGTAATAATCATATTTTCGTCAAAACTCATTTGAAGGGGTCTTCCGTCGCGTCCAATAGGTTCAGAGTGTGATTCTGCCTTTTTCATGTTTAAGTCCTTTTTTAATGCGTTTCTGCGAATCCCGCGGGCATCCTTGACCCATTTGCAGTTCTCTTTGTTGAATTGTTCAGCTCCATTGTCTAAAAGCATGCTTTTGTATCCGCTAGGCATTGGCCCCATGTCTTTCATAAAGTTCAAAAACTCATCCCATTCCTTGCAGATTGTCACTCCGATTTTTCCGTAACTTTTATACTGACAAAAGTTTTCATTGTAGCATGATCTTCTCATCCTGGACCATATTTGGTTTTCTCTTGTATGTGACATAGAATGCTTGCATTTTTGCTTCCCAACTTTAACGCCCACTTTGCGACCTCTTTCTCTTGTGCTAGGTGAAACTTCACCTTTTGTCATTTGAATGATTTTTGCCGCCATAAATTCTGTTATACACTTATTATTGCATGCTTTTGATATGACCACGTGACAGCATCCTATGATTTTCGCAAAACCCTTTATTGTTAACTTATTTTTTTTTAGCCAATTTTTCAATTTTTTCCTCTATTAAAGAAAATAATTCTACCTATAAAATGGTATTTATGCAATAATTAAGAAAACAATATAACCCCAGGAGTACTATGTCAGTCCCACAAGCGCAATTTATTTTAGTTGTTAACCAAGATCAAGTTGAAAATATTCAGAAGGCTCTACCAGGGATTGTTTTGGCTCAGGTATTTGGTCACGAGATTGGACTAGAGAAGGCGTTACTTTTAGCAACTCCGAAACCTGTTCCTGCTCCTGTTGAAGTGCCAGAACTACCAGTGGAAGATGTTGTTGCAGAATCCGTCATTGTTCCAGAAGAAAAATCTAACGAATAAGAAAAACCCCGCAGCTTTTTAAGGTTGCGGGGCAAATCCCTAGGAAGAATTTAGTTAACTTTTAGGTTTAAGATCACCCCTATGATGTCTTCTATGACAGTTACAGCATACAACTTTTATATTAGATAAATCATTATTGTCTCGATCTTCATCTATATGATGAATTTCTATACAGCATATATGCTCTTTAAATCCGCACACTTCACAAATCGGAAGCTTAATAGAAAGAACATATTTTTTTAATGTGACAGAAGAAGTTCTCCAGTTTCCATTTAATTTTCTATTTGCATTGTATTCTAATCTTTGTTGCTCCCTATCTTTTGTGCACACATCCCTACAATCTCTAGAGCAATACTTTTTCCTTGTATTTCTTCGAGAAGGAGGAGATTCGCATTCTTTTCCACATGTAACACAATTATATAAATGTCTTAGTCCTTCGAACTTTTTGTGCTTACTACACTCATAAGAACAATATTTTGCATTATGAAATCTGCACTGAGGAATATAAAATTCCTTTTTACATATCTCGCAATTAATGTTTTTTCCCGTTCTCGGTTTGGTCATTTACTTCCTCATCTAGCGCTTGTTTTGACATAGGATGAGGAATAAATTCTATCCTAATCGCTTTATTAGACTTAAAACATTCCAAAGCCATTTCGCTTATTTCGTTACTTGACCTTTGTGAACATCCAGCTAATACCAGAATTCCCGCAACCACACTAGACCCTATCAATATAATCCCTACTCTTGCCTTAAACTCTTCTCTTTTTGACATAGCTCTTTGTCCTCAAGCAACATTTCATGGAACAGCGAAAAGAACTCACCAACCACGTCATCCGATTCTGATTTCATCATAATATCATATCGGTTTTTCCAGGTTTCTTTAATGACTTGCGTTCTCTCGCATTCTGTCATTTTAGTAAATTCTTTTTTTGTAGGCAATGTAAAGCTACACAAAAAACATATTGTTAGAATAAACGAAATTATCTTCATCTACCCCTCGCTAAGATCTATGTTTCCGTCTTTGTCTCTCCATAAAAATGGGCCTACTGGTCCTTTGTCGTCCGATGGAATTTCACTAAACATAGCATCTTCACGATCAATGTTGTCTGCATAAGACACTACGGATGTACATAAAATAAATATAAATAATACTTTTTTTTTGATTCGCATATGCACTCCTTTTTTGGCATGCACATATTGTAAACATTTAACATAAAATATTGCAACACCTTTCTATGGTATAGTCATAGTTTGCTGAGAACTCAAGCAACTAATCTCATATGTTATTCTAAAGAAAGTAGCAGTTAGTGATGTTGTTGCCGTCACTTGAACTAATCCACCACTAGTAACTGCCCATGTATCTACCAATGTACTTGCGCCAGTTGCATTTAAAGCCTCCACTCCTAATACACTAGTAGTTCCTGCTTTTGTGGTTGCTTTGTTTGTTGCAGCGAATGAAACAACACCTGACAACGCTTGGTAATCGGTTCCGTCTGTACATTCAATATTGTACATAATGGTTCCTCCAGAAGAACTTCCGGTAGCTAATGTAAGTGTTGCCACTGTTGCAGCTGCTCCAGATGTAAGAGCTACGCTTCCGTTAAATATTTTACGATTAACAGATGTATGGACTGTGGTTCCTGTTCCAGTTCCTGATGCATCAGCAAGTAAGAAAATCTTACCAACCGCTCCCGTTCCTGTTCCTTTAGGATTAGTTATGGTTATATTTGTAGCTGCTATATTGGTGTCAGATCCGCTTCCTCCTGTTATATTTATAGCTCCAGCCGTTCCTACGGTCGCTCCTCCTGAAGTTATATTTATAGCTCCTCCGCTACCTGATGTTGCTCCGCCAGGTCCAGAAAATAAATTCACAGCTCCTCCGTTACCTGTTTGAGATGGAGTGCCACCTTGACAAACAACTGCTCCGCCGTTTTTAGCCGTGGTTCCTTGTCCATTCCCTCCAGTAAGATTTATAGCTCCGCCTTGACCTCCAGTTCCTGAAGACAAACCGCCGCCGTAACCTCCCTGAAGATTTATAGCTCCTCCAGATCCTGTATTGTCACTAGCTCCATTTCCTCCCTGCATATTAATAGCAGCGCCAGCTGTTGTTCCTGTAGTAGTATTCCCACCATTTATATTAATTACACCACCGCCACCAGAACTAGAACCACCAGCACCACCAGTTATAGTGACTCCACCACCAGTTCCACTAGTTCCGGGAGCTCCTCCTTGAACAGTTGCTAATCCACCATTACCAGAAGTATTTCCAGCTCCTCCAATTAAAGTAGCAGCGCCTCCGTTAGATGTGGCATGAGTAGTAGCTCCTCCTGTTAAAGATACAGCTCCTCCAACTCCTCCTGAGTTATTAGCAGCTAATAATGAAAATCCTGCTGTTGTAGAAGTCAGCGTTGTTCCTATTGTTCCATCAAATGCAACAGTTCCTGTTGTAACATCTCCAACTGTGGTTATGCCACCACCAGCTGCTGCTTGCCAGCTTGGGGGAGCTCCACTGTTTGCTGTTAGAACATATCCAGCCGTTCCGTTTGCTAAAAGACTTGGGATTCCTGTATGAGAAGAAATCAGAACTCCATCAATTACAGAGGCTATTACACCAAGCTGATCAGTGCTTGAGTTTATGGTTGTTAGGAGAGCATTGGATGAAGTTACGCCGTTTATACCTGAGATGAAGGCTTTGTTTTGTTGTCCTGCGCTTGATCCAGTTCCCGCTCCAATATGAAGAGCATTAGATTCACCGAGAGTTCCAGCACTATTTAATAATATATTTGACGATTCCGCTCCAGTATAATTGACTCCTGCTTGCTGACCTAATGCTAGATTATTAGATCCTGATACAAGAGCAGGTAAAGAGTTTCCTCCTAGTGCTGTATTTGAACTTCCGCTTGTAGCCACTGCAAGAGCCAACGTTCCTATACCGGTATTGTATGTCCCTGCATTTCCAACAGTCCCTGCAGATATTCCTATAAAAGTATTAGCATTTGGATCACTTGTTTTTAATAAGACAGTAGATCCTGAAGCTGAAAAATCAACTGTCGATCCCGCATTAGCCCTTGCTCCATTAAAAGTGATCGTTGATCCTGTTGCAGTCCCTGTATCTCCGGCTATAGTGGTAACAATACCTCCAGATCCAGTAGCAGAAATAGATATTGTTCCATTACCATTAGTTACCGTAACTCCTGAGCCAGCAGTAATAGATCCTAGTCTTACATGGGGTGATGATGATGATCCAATCCATATCTGACCGTCAGTGGTCATTGCTCCGCCACGAGGAGTTCCATCAAAACTCATGTTATCGAAAAAACCTATAGTCTGTAATCCTGTTACCGAGCTTGATCCCATTATAGCACCCTTCTAAAAGTTATTATTCCGTCCCAATGTATACTTGTACCCGCTACACCAACAACATTAATTATCACGTTGCCACCGCTTGCTGATACAGTTGTGTTACCTGTTGCAATAAATGACGCATCTTCAAAATATGTTGGAGATTCCGTCCCTACTTCAGTTGCTGTTACTCCGTCAGTTTTAAAGCAACTATAAAAGAAATAAGACGCTCCATCACCACTTACTACTGCTTTTGCTGTAGTGAAACCTTCAAATGCATACACAGCGGCCACTGCGCCCAATGGAAATGTGATTATAGTTGTTGGCGTTGCGTTTGTAGTGGTGACTTGCCCCGACACTCTATTCGTGACTTCTATTGTAAGAGTATTGAGTCCACCATCAGTTCTTATCCCACTTTCCGAGAAAGACGAAGAAGATCCACCAATGATCGTAACATTTCCCGCAGCTGTAGGCACAACAGGGTTAGTCCCTGTATCAGGAGTGATAGAAACTATATCAGTGAGACCTGAGGCATTTGTGTCGATAAAAAACTGTGACATGATATTCCTTGGTTATCTGTATGCTGATATATAAACATTACCCACTCCAGCAGATCCAGTCCCATATATGACCTGTCCTTGCGCTCCATTCAATGTACCTGAACCATATGCTGAATTGTTAGCATGATTAGCCTGGACGTCTAGGATTATAGTTGCTCCTGCTGGCCAGAAATCTTGTCTAGTAACTCCATCAAAGCTTATTGTAATCCCCACATTACTTCCATTGTATATCTTAAGACTTTTTATTGAGTCAGGGAATCCAGATCCAGTATAAATAGCATATTGAGAAGCTCCATTCAAAGCTTGGTATGTTCCTGTTAATCCTGATGAATCAAATACGGCCATCTCAACCCATTGAAATCTACTTAATTCTTGCGTAGTCATCTTATATGTCTCCATCGTTTACCTTTGGATATCTCACAAATAGTAGAGACACTGACTCCAAAGTCTTTTGCTATTCTTGTCAAAGTAACACCCAAAGAAATAAGTTGTCTTATTTTAGGTATATCATCATCTTTCAATTTAGAAGTAGCATTTTTTGATCCTCTAGTGCTTCTTCCCTTTAAAGTCATATCTGCGGAATTATCTTTCGTAGTTCCTAAAAATAGGTGATCAGGGTTGCAGCAAGGAGGATTATCACATTTATGACAAACTTTAATTCCTTTAGGAATATCTCCTTTATAAACCATCCAAGACACTCTATGTGCTTTGGTTAGTTTATTCCCTGTAGATATTTGCATTTGTCCATAACCGTCCTTATCTTTTCCGCCTTTCCACTCCCAACAACAATCTTTCTTAATCAATCTTTCTTCTAGATTATCTTTCATTTTTACAAGTTTTTCTTCTTCTGAAAGATCATCCCACCTGAATTGAGATTCATTTCTATTTCTTAAAACTTCATAAGCACAATTTTTACTACAATACTTTCTAACATGATTCTTATGATTTTTCTTCCATTCAAAACATTTACCGCAGATTTTACATTCCGATTTATATTCCATGATATACCTCCTTTTTAATGGAAGTATATCATGTGGCTGAATAATTATACAGCCTTAATTCCTGACCAGATAGTACCATTAAAATACAAAGTCATAGATGCATAGGCAGTGGCCAAAGTTTTAGTCGCTGCTGATGTACCACTTGAGCTTATGTTATTACCGTTACCGTCGATCGTAATATTAGAACCAGCAGCATTTCCTGTAGTGTCGTACACTACATATGTCTGTCCTGTTACTGGTGTTGCAGGCAATGTCACTGTAACAATACCACCGCTAACATCAACAGCTAAGAAGTAATCGCTACCAAGGACTGCATAAGAAGAAGCAACATGGTTAACGCTGGTTACTTTGCTTATGATACCGCTATTCAACTTAATGGATGACGTACCCGCATCAATTACAGTCGCAGACGATGAAGAAGTATTACCAATTGTGATAGATCCTGTGGTCAAAGCATGACCAATAGCCAATGATCCTGTTGTTATGCTTCCACCGATTGTTATAATTCCAGCAGCAGCAGAATTTAATACTAGTGTAGCTCCAGAAGCAATAGTTACGTTACCGGCTGAAGTAGAGCCTATTCCTATTACGTGAGCTGCACCTGTTCCAGTACCAATGTTGATATTGGCAACAGCAGTACCATTACCACCCGCAACAAGATTGAATGTTGGAGAAACTGTGGTATATGTTCCATTGAAAATATTAACAGAGTTTGTTCCACCTGTGAACGCGCCGTTAAATATGCTGAAACTGTTAGTCCCTTGAGTAAGAATACCACCTTGTGAGGCTACTACTTGGTTACCTGCGCTGCCAACTCCACCCATAATATTTAGTGTAGTTGTTGCACCAGGAGTTACACCACTTAATAAGTTTACAGTTTGAACAGCTGTAGAAGATGTTCCAGAGGCAATGTTTAGTGTTTGTGCAGTTGCTGCGACACCGTTCATAAGATCAACAGCAGCTAAGCCACCTGTTGAATCAGCAATGGAAATCTTACCCGTTTGTGCAGCAGCACCGATAGTGATAATCTGTCCTGCATTACCACCCAAACCGATACCGATAGTAGCGGATGAACCACCAATAATTGTTACGTTACCACCTGCATTAGATCCAATATTAGTTACGTGAGCAGCTGAAGTACCTGTTCCAATATTAGCTGTACCGGCATGAGTAGAAGCTCCACTTAACAAGTTAAATGTTCCTGCCACTGTTGTGAATGCTCCTGATAGCATATTTATTGAATTGGTTCCACCTGTGAACGCACCTGATAAGACGTTGAAAGTATTAGTTCCACCTGATGCAGCTCCCGCGAAGAAGGATGCGGAGTTTGTTCCTTGACTGATTGCTCCACCTTGGCAAGCAAAAACTTCATTTCCTGCACTAGCAACGCCAGCAAGAATATTTAAAGTCTGAGTAGCTGCCGGAGTAGCACCAGAGAGGATATTTACTGTATTAGCACCGGCTATGGATGCACCATTATTAATAGATACGATTTGTCCTGTTGCGTTAGTTGCATTTCCAACAGAAATAAGTCCTTGTCCTGCTGTTCCACCTACTTGGATCGTGCCTGTAGTCATAGCATTTCCAACAACTACAGAACCACCAGTTTGTACGTTAGCAATCTGAAGAGTCGTAGCACCTGATCCGCCTGCTATAATCTGTGTATTAGAAGCAGAAGAAGACCCCACAGTCAGAGTACCAGTTTCTGCTGTTCCGCCTATGGTTATAGTTCCACCTACAATTGCTGCACCAAGATTTATAACGTTATTAGCTCCTGAATTAGCTAGGTTTAACGTTGTTGTTCCTGATCCATCGCCAATAGCAACTATGTTTGTTCCAGAAGAGCTACCTAAAGTAATGGTTCCAGTTTGAGCTGTGCCCCCAATTGTAGTTACCCCCGTAGTTTGCGCTGCGCCCATTGTGATATTTGTTGCTGATCCTGTAGTAAGAACAAAATGCGCTGAACCTGCTTTTAATGTAAGAGAAGCTGCTCCTGTCGCAGATCCAATTGTTACTAGGTTAGCTTGTGCAGAATCACCTATATGGATAGATCTCGCAGCTGCACCTGTACCGATAGAAATAGTATCAGTAGAAGCATCGGCACCGATTCCAATAGCTGTTCCTCCGGAAGCCCATGTACCGCCAGCAGTAAATGTCACTGTAGTACCACCAATTGTAGTAAACACAGCAGCAGCAGGAGTTGTTCCGCCTATTGCTGGAGGCGCGCCAAAAACAGCAGCTAAGTTAGACGGTTGCACAGCAAGAGCAACTGTGCCTGTAGAAGCTTGTCCAGCTACTGCCTTAGCATCTGTAGCTAAAGTTATAATACCTTGAGTGGTGGTTGTGGCAACGGGGGCTCCTGCTATAGCAACGGAGTTAACATATGTATACACATCACTAGAAAGAGGAACAAGCCCTGTAGGAGTACCAGCAGCTAATTGAGCATATGTAGATAATTGAACTGTTCCAAAACTTGAAGTTGTTGCTGGAGAAACATCTCCTGTTACCCAATTACCAGCTCCTAGAGACACATAAAGTACGTTGGGAACTACAGCAGAATATTGCCAGTTTGTTCCTGCTGGGTATATGTCTAGAGTTGTAGGAACGCGCTGAGCATTCGTGATGGTTACGGGACGATTGTATGCGTTTGTTAGGACTCCTAATGGGTCACTAGATACTGATGCTGGGTTTGACATAAAAAGCCTGGGTTGAATTTTCTATCAAAGTAAATCTTTGAATGTTTTTAGGCAATGCGATTTTATAAGAAATATTATATAGTTGTAGCAAGTGATACAAATGAGGTTTTTATGAGCACTGAAGAAAATTACGTTCTTATGCGTTTTAGAGTTAGGACCCATGTCTATAAAAAATACAAGGTTTTGTGTGCCATGAATGATATTTCTATACCAAAGCAGACTGAAGAGATCATAAGAACTTTTATAAAATCAAATGAACGGATAGAGATTCCCTATGAGGCGATAGAGAAGATTAAATAGGAATTGTAAACATTTTCTTTTTGTTTGTTATAAATCCATAAATGCTGCATAATGGAGATTAATTAACCCCTAGGAAGGAGAAGAAATGATGAGATTACTGCATACAATAATTATTTTGTGTTCTATATTCGCAGCTTGTATTTGGATTAATAGTAGATTTGATGACATAGAAAAAGAAACTAAATCTATAAGAAATAGTTTATTTTACATTACGCAAAATTTTCAAAATGGTAAAAAATGAAACATTCAAAAATTATTTTATTTTTTATTCCTCTTTTTCTAGTTATTGCATTTTGTATTTATATGGGCATACAGGAACCAAAAAAAGAAAAACCTTTTAAAGAAATAGTTGATTTAGGAAATGGTCGACATATTTACTCATTAGAAATTGAAGGACATTCTTATATGATGTACCGTAATAGTTGGAACAGCAGCTCAGATAGGATCATACATAGTCCAAATTGTGAATGCATGAATAGCATGTAACTTTCGAAAAAGATACAGCGGTTAATTGGAAAGTAGATGCGAGAGGATGGTGATATGAAAAAAAATAAAAAAATTACTAAAAAAGAAAAAAAGATAAAAATTTCTATTGATTCAACTATAGCTTTTTTTCTTTGTATTGTAACTTTAATAATAGCTTTGCACATGCATACATCTTCTCAAATATCATCTATACAAAATAGCATATATAAAGAAATGAAAGATTTTCATGGAAGATTATGTGTTTTGGACAAAAAATATACAAATGACATAGAAAAGGAAATTAAGCCACCTTCCTATACGAAAATCCCCCAGCCTTAATTGCGGCATTCATGGAAGCCCCATGTGAAGGCGTTTTTCCTCGTTCCCAACGATGAAAACGATTAGATCCAGACGTCTTCGGCGCAATGGCTCCTCGTTGAAACAATTCATATACCCATGGTGGGACATCATCATATTCGTATATGCTTCCTGCTGCTTTAGGATACTTTCCGTGAAACTGCACCTGAAGCTTTCCAGTTTCTGGCGAATAATTAAACCCGTTTATTTGGCTGGACTCATGAGGAGCTAATGGAAGTTCTTCTGAAGGATTAACTATTGGTTTGGCTTCCTGTTCCCTTTCCTGTATAAACATCATTACGTCATTGGCCGTTTGAAATAGCTCCTCTAATTCATCATCCGAAAACTCATCCTGAGCTTCCATGATCATCGCAAGAAATTGTTCAACCATTCCAATTAGATCGTTCATCTTTTAAGTCCTGCCAAAGTTTGTGCTATTTGATTTCCCATTTGCATAATTTGATCTCTTTTGCTTCCACCTTGTTGCCCTTGAGATTGTCCTTGGACCATACCGCTTGCGTCCTCGAATTGATCCTGTGATGCTCCTTGAGACATACCTAATTTCTCTTTAGCCCAATCTAACAAATCAATTCCTGATCCTTCTATCTTTCTAACAATGGGCTTCCAGAATTCAGAACTCCGAGCCTTATCAACAGCTTCCTCTAGATTCATACCATCATTCATTCTCTTCTGTATATATTGAATTACCTTATCTGAATTGTCAGATCGAGTTTCTTCTTGAGGTTGATTCTGCGACTGCACGTCTTCTTCCATATTCTGCACAGATAATGGAGATCCTGATTGCTGTTTTTCTTGCTTCCCAGGCAAAGCTAATGCCGCTCCTGTTCCATATGAAGCAATCGCTTTTAAAGCCTTACCAGGAATCTCTGAGTTTTCTATCTGAGACTTAGAAACTGCTTGGTCTGGTCTTAAAGTTCCAATTGCACCTTTTTCTTTCAATCTGTACTTATAGTTTTTTGTAGAATCATCCTCAAATTTATCAGCCAAATAATTAACAGACCTGTCTATATCTATTCCATACGAAAGAGCTTTAGAAAAATATCCATTAAATCTAGGATCTAATTTTCCTAGCGCTTTTTGAATTATTGTAGCTGGCACATAGCTAGCTGCGCCTAATATAGCATTTATTCCCATGATTTCCTCTATTTAAACATTGTAAACCAAATATCTCCAAGCCAGCTATTGTCAGTAGGTTTAGTAATCTGCCTTCCTTGCTTATCGGACTTATTTATATCAGTTCTTTCTAAATATCTATTCCTGAATTTGTCAATGTTTATACCAGCATCTCTAAGATCATATTCAAGTGACAAGATGTTATCTTCAGGCTTTATTTTATCTATGATAGCATCAAGATATTTATCGTTATTTCCAGGAGATTCCTTGCCGAATTTCTGTATATATCCTTTTCCAAACAGCTGGCCAGATTTTGGTATTATATTGAGAAGGTCTTCTATTTCTTTATTTTTCAAAGGTTCTAAGGCATTAGCCACAAACATAGGAGTAGCGCCTGTTGCTGCTGTAGCCATGTCGGCATATTGCTCATAGAGTCTATTGTCTTCGTCATCTAATTCTTTAAATGGAGCCCCCAGTTCTTTTATAAGAGATTTGCTGGAAGTAGCCGATTTCTTCTTGATGTAATTACTGGATCCTAATTCATTCAATTTATTTATATTTTGAGCAAATTTATGATCTATTTTATGTAAATCTTGCTCAACTTTTTCGGGAGACTGTCCTAATTTTGATATTCTATAATGACCTTCATCCTTTAAGAATTGCTTAATAGCTCCCGGGACTTCTGTAAAATCCATCCACCCCTTTCCCTGATCTACAAGCTTACTTCTCAAGTCATAACCAGCATCAAAATTATTAAGTTTAGTATTTTGAGCATTAAGAGATTGATTGAGTCTCTGATCAGCTAATATCAATGCTTCGTTCTTGTCATCGGTTTCCCCTGAAGCTAAAATTTCTCTAGCTTTATTTCCTACTGCTATTTCATCTGGCTTTTGAAGCATTTCTGATTTAGCTGAGTTTATTTGACCAGAAGAAGCAAATCCGCCTTTCCCTTGAGGAATGTTAGCACCTGGAGCGGTTGATCTTATTTGAGGAGCTCCAGTTTTGTTTTCTGTCGGCTGATTATTTTCAAATGCTTTTCTTTGCATTTGTTTTTGTACGATAGGAAGATATTGAGAAACCTCTTGAGGAGAGAATCCCCCTCTAACTAAATCAGCAGAAGTTTGCAATGGATTATATTCTTCTTTATTTTTTGAGAGTCTTTCAAGAGCCCCAGCCTGTCTGCCTCTCTTGACTTCCTCATTTAGCACAGTGCCTACGCCCTGACCTACGCCCTGTCCTAGGCGTCCGAAGATATTTCCACTGTATGGATCATTTATTACCTGTGCCATGTTTACATCCTTAATCCATATTGGTTAATTGGAGGAATTCCGTATTGTCCAGGTGACTGACCTGGTTGTTGAGGTTTAGGAGGTTTCCATCCTACGCCAGGCAAATTCAATTTTTGTTCTCCTCCCTTGTTAAACATTTTACTAATAGCATCAAGACCTCCTCCATAATTTCCTGCCAATCCCGATGTTATTCCTTGAGCAATAGGGCCTAACTGATCTAGCAATCCTCCTTGTCCTTGAGTGTACACATTCTCATTAGTCTGCTGAAGTCCTTGTTGGCCAAGATTCATTAGACCTGCTGCCCCTTGCTGTCTGAGCTGAGCACGAATAGCTCCTAATCTCTCACTAAGATCTGCTCCTGCGTTCAAAGCAGCATTACGAAATCCGCTAGATGACAATCCACCAGATCCCATTCCAGCGAACTGTTCTGCTATCCCAGGAACTATCTGTTCATTAAATTGCCTAAGTTCAGGTGCTGCCATAGATTGAAAATCCTGAGAATTATTGCTAAGTAAGTTTCTATAGTAATCCGCTGAGGTTCCAAAACTTCCACCTGCTCCAGCACCAGAATTAGCTTTTAATAATTGATTCTGTAGATCTTGTTGTCCTTTATTAAGATTGGACATCTGATTCCAACTTCCAGGCGTACCAGTAAAAAAGCTCATATTTCCTCCTATAATTCAAAAATATATTCGACTGTACTATAGGCAGAATCCCAATTCGCTGCCACCGTTATATAAATATTATTTGCATCCATGGTAATTATATCTGTTCCATTGGGGATAGGTTCAGAAGTCTTAGCACTATGGTTAGTTGCTGCTGCATACAATTGTACTAAACTAAAATTTCCATCTATCGGGATTCCATGAGCAAATGTGTTAACTCCAGCAACAAGAGGACTGCAATCAACTACTATCCTAAACATAGACCTAAAGGTGTTAGCTTGATTACTTGATCCAGGATAAAATTGTTTTCCACTTAAAAGCTCAACATCTAACCACCAACCTATTTCACGAGCATTTACAGCATTACTAATCTTCTTAAGATATTCAGTTAATGCAGCTCTAGCTAATTCCCATTCCTCAGGGATTGCATCGAACGAAGGAAGATATGCTTCAAATTCTTGGCTGCTTATAATTGTCATTGTATCCTTATAAATTGAAGAGTCCAATATATAGTCACAGAACCGCCTGTTGTATTTGTGATAATCAAATTCTGTCCTGATGCTGAAGCTGTCAATCCAGTTCCTGTATTTGCCTTTACCACAACCGTTCCTGAGTAATATGCAACCAAAGCAGAATTTATATAAGCTGCTGATGTCCCTGCGCTCATGTATACCATCGCTATAGCTTGTGTTACACCTGTAAAATTGAATACGTTCACTGTGTTATTATTTCCGACTAATACACCTGCGGATGGAGATTGCATACTTGTTAGTGGAGTAGCTGGACCGCTGAGTGTATTTCCTAGGGAATACTGTATTAGTCCTGTATTGGCTGTGGCTTGGATAGCATATAATATAGGTGTAGATCCAATTGCTGGCGCTCCTCCTATCCTAGCTGGAGTTGTCACTTGATGGTGAAATCCTGTGTTTGCTCCAGTAGTAGTGTAATCATAGTGATCTATACCATAAGATGAGTTAAGAATTCCAAAATTTGTTAAAAACTGACCTTGGCTCACGCTCTGAAGTTGTGAGGGCTGCGGTATATTAGATAAATAACCTGACATAAAATCTCCTTAAAAACTCTGAAGCCTACCAGCAGGCCGTTTCCATATGATTTGTGAATCTATTTGTACATCTTCCGATTGAACTTCGCTAACAAGTTGTGCATTAGACAGCGTGTACTGTATTGTTAGAAATGCTGCCCTTGTTGAGCAATAAACTCTCTGCAAATATTTACTTCCCGATTGTCCACTGAGTTGACTTTGATAAGTATTGATTATCGTATTGAAGAATGGATCAGGCAATCCTGTTACTGCGCTAGTATTATCAGGAGACGAATTGGAAGAAGTCGAATCATCGTAGTTAAGATACATGTTCATTGTGATCTGTCCTGAAGAAGTAGCAGTCATCAGAAGATCTATGAATCCTATCTGTATATTTTGTCCTTGATCTTGATAGTTAAATTTCTTGCTAACTATATTGAATCCATCTCTTGTAGCTATAACTCCAGATCCCAAGTAAGTCCCCGTCAAAGGAACAGGATTAATACCGGTAAAATTGTTAGCGGCAGGATTATAAAGATTTATTGTTATAACATTTTGATTAACTATTCTAACACCGCCTATAACCCCATTTAATGCAAAAAAAGGATCTGCAGAAGATATCCCTGATATCTGTATCACTTGATCATTTACTAAGTTATGACTAGGAATAGTCAATTGACCTGATGATATGGCTGTTATAGCTAATGTAGCATCATTTGTGACCACGGCATTGAGATTACTATCCAACTCCATTACAAAACCCTGTTGATTTCCTCCTATCAAGTTAGGAAATAAGATAGGCCTATCAGCCCATGGCTCCGCAGCATCTTCCCATGTCCTTGTCGCTTGAGCCCAAGTCAATCCAGTCTGATTTTGATATACGCCCAATGCAGTTAGAGAATCTGTGAATATAGCCCATGACTCATTTTCATAGTTATACACAAGACGACGATTGGGATATACGCTAGTTGAATTTTGTCCTATAGCCTGATTCGCTACGGTGTTATCCACATAAGACCAAAAAACTACTCTCTGTTGTATATCTCTAATTCCGCATACTCTTTGAGGAGCTTGATTGTTTCCTGAGAATTCAAACACTAAATCAGGAATTTTTACATCAATTCTCCTAGCAGCATTAGTGTTACAATCTACAACTCCCTTGTCTCCAATTCCAGTCAATGATTCATCGAACTGGACTGCACTAAATAAAGAATAAGAGCCAAGTTCGCTGTTGACTCTTTCTATCTGAAATGGAGAGATTGACCTTCCAGTGTAACGTAATTGCCATGTGCTTCTTTCGCAATACACTACTAAGTTGTCTCTTACAAATCCAACAGCGGTTATATCTTCTGAAGTAGGAATATCAAGAAATCCTCCCTGTCCACGTATGGTATCATTCCATGAATTAGTAGTTAATGGACTACCAATAGCAGACCATCTAATCCTTTGAGGATATGAAGTTCCGTTAGTTGGTACATATTGAACTGCTCCCTCCACTGTATTAAAAGCTAACAATCTTCCTCTAAATGGAAGTAGAGCCAAGCATGACTGAAGGAAAAGAGATCCGTCAACAGTAGGAGAAAAGTTAGTCCAAGTTACATTATTATAATATCTTATAGGATCATTCGATGAGAAATTCGTGACCCACATAAGTTTATTAGGCGGTGTGTTACCATCAGTCCAATAATTAGTAGACCAGAAAAAGTTATAATTCGCACCTGTCCATGTAGTAGGTGTGGAACTAGCTAATTGTTGATACGTAATACCATTGAATATGTAAGCATATTTTGTATCAAAAACAATAGTAGGCTCGTTGTCAACTAAATTTACTTCTTGCGTTCTAATTCCCATTACAGGAAGCATAGGATATGCAAAGAATGTACCTGTTATAGGTTGATTTGCTCCAGCTGTAATAGTCAATAATCCAGTAGAATAATTTATGCTGCCACCAACTCCTGTACCACCAGTAGCAACTAGAACACCATCCAACGCAGGATCTGTATATGTTGTTCCGTCTGATCCTCCTACTATGTTTATAGTACCAGGGACTATCTGAGCATTCGAAGGAAGAGACAACGCCGTTACGAGATTTATAGATCCTGAAGTAAGACTGTTCCCATTAACACTAAATGAAAGCTGTAATCTACCTAATAAGCTAAGTCCTGATCTTCTCCTTATCTGTTCTCTCCATACAAACGCGTTCTCCAAAATAGGATATGCATCATCTGGCAATATGAAATTCTGCCTCGACTGTATCAAACCTTGCTCAGGAGCTCGAATGTATAAAGGTTCGTATGGTGTCATTTAGTACCATCCATAATTACCCCATTGGTTCTGTGCATTGCCATTCCCTTGGCTACTAGCAAAAATCGTCTGATTTCTTGAGTTTATTTCTTCAGTACCTTGCCTTTCTAATACAAGTGCTTCTTGCCTTTTGAATCCTTCCATTAGGTTAGCTAAACCCTGTACATCCTGTCTTTGACGCATGATCTCGCAAGAAGTTGCGAACGCCAAATATTTAGTCCATTGATTTAGTATAGGGCTATCTGTACTAAGCATGAACTGTACTGGAGTTAAGTACGTTTCAATTTCTACCTTATGAATTAGCTTGGGAACAGGTCGGATAGTAAATTCATTATTCCAGAATAGAAGACTATAAGGCCTTCCTGTTTGATACTGAGAAACCCATAATGTCATCTGTTGACCAGTAATAGGAGTCACACCAACAGGAGCAAAATTAATAGCAAAAACACCTGTCACGTAATTAACTGTTCCAACATATTCTTGAGTATATAGTCCAGGATTTTGCGTGTTCTTGTTGATCATACCTGGAACTACGGTTGGATTATTTGGAATATTCGTATTAGGATAATTCGGCTGGCTTATTACAGGATTTGGCACTTGCATATATAGATTGCCATTTCCATCATCCGTAACACTTATTGCCGATCCTGAATTGTCAACTCCACCCAACACCACTTCTTTACTTAAAAAAGGACCAGGAATGGTAAAATTGAATACCTGTGTAACTCCATCGCCTGTAATAGGCGTGAACTTAGTTGGCCATCTAGGCCACATAGAATAAAACTCAGTCCTGTCCTTGAAAAAAGTCCCCTGAATGCCCTCGACAAACATTGGAGCCCTGACCCCTTGATTGTAGTTAACGTCCAAGGGATAGCGGTCTATATAAGGTTGTGTGTAGAATGTATATACGTTACGAAGCACGTCTAACTTTATAGCGTATGGGAAATCCGACATGTAAATGTCGTTCACAGTCTGTTGAATATCCGCAGAAGGAAGTGCCTGCTCGCTTGCCGATGCGGTTAGTCTTCTTACAAGAAGCTCTATTTGAGAGTATGTGTTATTGGCAGGAGCGACCGGACTAGCCATGACTACTCCTTATATTTCCTATAAGTTTTTGAATGACATGATTTACACAACCACTGTACTTCAAACGGTTTAGAATAGTCTTCATGGTGAGCCTCCGGCTTACATTCTTTATCACAACTTTGGCATTTATTCGGTCTAATAATTCTATTTTTTTCACTTATCCCCTCTCTGGTAAAGTTTCGAATTAATTCTCTAGCTTTCCATTTTTCAGGGTTTTTTAATCTACTTCGTTCGGTCATCAGTTTAGATTTTTCGGGATTGTTTTTTCTCCATTCCCTAATCTTAATTTTTTTTACTTCTAAATACTTTTCAGATCTTCTTTTTTGCAAAGATTTTATTCTTAATTTATCTTTATTTTTCTCTCTGTAATTCCTTCCGTTCTCTGCGCATTTTTCAGGATTGTTTTCTCTAAATCTTTTCTGATTTGCTCTTGTTTTATCCCTATTCTTAGCAGACCATTCTTTAGTTCTCTCCTTTATGCGATCTTTATTTTCTAATCGGTATCGTATGCAATTTTCTTTTTCTCTTTCTAAATTATTTTCTCTCCATCTTCTGGCTCTTTTTCTTGCTTTTTCCTTGCTTTCTTCACTCACATTTCTCATATAATGCTCCTTTTTTAGAGCATTATATCATAAAAAACTAATAACACGTATGTTAAAATTCTGCTGAATAGAATCTATGGATTTGCTCTGCGCTTCCATCCATTTTTGTAGGATTGCCTTGCACATCTAAAATGTCACTTCTTTTAGCCAATCCAGGATTTCCATTAACTTCATCAACTAATCCTTGAGGAACTAAGTACACATGGTTGTGAATGCATCTCCACATCTGTATATTTTCCCCAGCAAAATGCATGTAAGGCTTGCACATCTGCTCTACTCCACCACGGGAATTTACATATCTTGCTTTTACTAACTTTGCATCTTTGGCCTTCAGCTTTTTCATCTGCTCTCTATCTGCTTCTTTGAAGTTAGAGAAATTTTTATCTGGCACTGAATTTGCCAATTGATTAATCAATCCGTGTTGTTCTCCATTAGGGAGATCGTATGTTTGTTTTACTTCTTGCATTTAGGGCTCCGTTGTTTTTACTTATTCACTCTTTACTAATTACCAAAATTTGCTCCATTCACCGCATGAAATGGCAGGTGAACGTATTCATATGTATTCTTGCTTCCTTGTGAGGATACAGTAGCTGGTTGCTCTGTTGTCACTCCTGATGGCGTAACGAAGGGATCAAATTGAGTACTATTGATCGCCACCGTGAATATTAAGTTAGTTACGTCTACTCCTACTATATTCCCTGTAAGTCCGTTCGCTTGGAACATTCCGTAAGGGAAAGGGATACTGAAGTAAATGTTCTGACCAACTATGTAGTTATTTGGCGTCGTAACTGTGACTACCATTTGTGTTGCTTGTGTAATCGCTGATATCACTAGGAAATGTGGGACGAACGTTTGTCCGACTAAGTAAGTGTTGTTTCCTTGTGTCATATTTTGTTCCTAAACAAAGACGATTGCTTAAATAAACCCCTCCGAAGAGGGGTAAGAACTTAACTACGCATTAGATTGATATTCAGTAACAGGAGCCTTCCATGCTTGCCAAATGATCACATCTGAAGTCTGACCAGCTGGGCCGTTTACGCCTGCTGCAAGACTCATTAGAGGGAACTGTTGGGAAGATCTAAATGGAGCCTTATTAATGTCATATCCAGTGTATGTTTGTAGCAATGGATTGTATTGAGTGCTAGATCCTTGTGGAGCTACAGTTGCAAACAATGGAGCAGTTGGAGACGCAGTAGACGCAGGGAATGCGAATGCTGTGAATGCAGAGCTGTTTACATTGATTGTGAACTGATATGCTGCATAGTTAACAGCAGTTACAATTGCAGGAATTCCATTAAGATTTTCAGAATTTAATTGAGTCATTCCGAAAGAGCTTGGAATCTGGAACACAAGCTTTTGACCTACGTATACAAGGCTAGTAGGATCAACGGAAACAGTTACTACTGCTTGCGCTGCTTGGGATACTGCTGTTACATACATAAACTCAGGAACTACAGGATTGAAAGGAGAAATCTTTCTCGCTTTGAATGCTGATGCTGCTGTTGCAAATCCAGAAGAATTAAGTCCGATAAGCGTAAATCCACTTCCTGATACTGAAGAAACAGTAAAGGACATGCCACCAATCTGAGCCATTCCTGTTGTTCCGTAAAGAACAACTCTATCACCATTACTAAAGGTGTTAGTTGCTGCTGCTACTGCGCTAGATGCTTGGCTGATTGTTGTTCCTGTAATCGCAGCTGCTGGAGCTGGATAATCAGTAACATATGTAAATCCACCTGAGGAAATTAATGTTGTTCCAACAGCATGAGTTGTATCAGACTTGAAGCTTTCAAGAGCTGCCCCAGCTGGGAATGATGGGTTACCTAACCACTCAAATTTAACACCAACAGCTGTCGTTTGAGAAGCAGCGGCTTGAGTTTGGTTAAACGTTACGAAATAATCTGCACCTTCAGGAAGAGGTATATTAACCGCTGCTCCTGATGATACGAAAGAACCTTGTACGAACATAGTCATAATAATCTCCTTATTGCGCGATGGCAGTTGTTACGTTCAGTCCAGAGATCCAGTTTTGGTTTGTAATTGCACGAGCAATAGCAAACTTAGCGTATAGTTGGCTGTTCTGAGCAACGGAAGAGACGACATAAGGAGGTCTATATCCGAGGATTGCTGAATAACCGTTCTGATCGATCTTGGCAGCAGCTTCCATACCATACATAGGAATAGTATAGACTGTTTGTCCTGATGGTTGGGAAATGCCTGGAATCTTTGCGCCTTTAGAAGAAACAAAGAAACGGAATCTAGATACAGAGCAATATTCCTCTGGTCTTAGTCCTTCTTGATGTGGGTACGCATTCTTTAACAATACGCCCTGTACGTTCTGAAGATCAGAAACAATATCAGTGGACGCTAGAGCAATGAATGCATCTCTTGTTGGGGCTGTACCAAATTTAAGGTCAGCATCAATTCCTTCGAGCATTGTACGTGCATCATTACCAAGGAGAATTCTCTCAATGTTGTTGATGTCAGCACGTGAAATCTCAGAAGGCTGCTGTCCGTTAACTCCACCAACTGCGTTGATGTAGGATACAGAAGAAGCGTAAAGATCTCTCATTAGAAGATCTTCTTTCTCTCTCATCCACTGTCCAAGCAACGCTGTGAACTTGGTAAGAACTTTGTCGTTTTCGAACAATGTTACTTGCTCGTTAATAACTACAGTCTTAGCATAAATCTCAGTTGTTGCATCGACATCAGTACGAGTTACAACTTCAGGAGAAGGATCAATACCTGAACCGTCTAGTTGTCCGCCTGCTGTGGATAATCTTTCGTATCTTGACATACGAGTTGTCTTGCCGATATGAGCGTCGGCGTAATGTAAATCTGCCCCGAAGGAGTGAATAAGATTAAACATTGGAGTCGAAAGTAGGTCTTCAGAAAACTGAAGAGGCAACTCTGGACTCATATTATTTATGTTAGTTATGCCAGTCGTAGAAGACATGATAAACCTATCATTAAAGTAATTGATCTTGTTTATGTTGTTAGCGAAACAACTTAAAATCAGCTACCTTCACGAGAGGCTTATCAGTGAGGGGTGACGAATCCCGAATGCAGTCCTAAAGAAATCATTTATGCATAATTAAAATTTAAACGTCAACTCCTTTGTCTCTAAATTCATTAAATATTATTGACAACGGCCTCTTAGGTATTCCCAGTTCCTTTTCTATAAATTTACATTTCATGCCTTTTCTCCTAAGATCTAAAGCCTTATCCTTTATTTCCTGAGGATATTTCGTTGCAGTACTTCTGCCCCTAGCTGACTTGTCATTTGCATTATCTTGATTACTTCCCAAATAAAGATGCTTAGGATTGCAGCAAATTGGATTGTCACACATATGTAGAACGCACATGCCTTTAGGTATTTCTCCTTTATGAACTATCCAGGAAGCTCTATGAGCTAACATCATTGCATTCTTATACCTGATAAGTCCATAACCTGTTTGATTCTTCCCTTCCTTATCTAGTGAGGTTGAGTTTGTTTTATATTCTGGTTGCCATTCTAAACAACCATCTTTCCACTTAGTTTTTTCTTCTAATCTCATTCTTAAATTTTCATTATAATCCTGCAACTTCATCTTTTTTATTTGTATGGATTTGAATTGACTGGTAGTACATCCGCAACTCTTAGACGATCCTCTTCTTAATGAAGATCCTGCTGTGATTATTTCATTCCCACAATCACATTTGCATTTCCACATAGCTCTAAACTCGCCTTGCTTTTTAACTTGATATAATGCTGTCAAGATTCCAAACTTTTGTCCTGTAATATCTACTACTCTTTTGTCCATATTTACTCCTTTTAGATATGAACATATTACACAGATTTACACATAATATCAATAAAAAAGAGAGGTACGATTTTTACACGCCCTCCCAACCTCTGACTACGCATGGTAGTTGAGATACAATCTAATTAGTTCCTTTCCGCATTACTTGTTGCATCCTTTTCCAGTTATCTGCTCGTCTTTGAGCATCAAGAGCGCTTTTAGGAGCCATATCTCCACTTTGTGTTAAACCAGGTGTATTCATAGATTGAGGTTTTGCAGTGTTCTTATCAGCTCTGTGCTCATCTTTCTTGCTGTTGTAGTTAGGAATAAGCTTTTTGATTACTTTGTATGCATCACCAAACTTCTGAATGGAATCAGGTGCTGATTTGAACGCACGATAGATCTCTGGGTGGTGGTGTTCTAAGTAGTCAATATTATCTTGCGAACAAACATCGTCAAAGTCACTATGGATCTGTTTCATCTTAAGAGGTATTTCAGCTTGCTCACGTTCTTGTCTTGCCTGTTCTTGCTCGCGTTCTTTTTTGGCCCACTTTGCTTCTATCAGTTTCTCAAGGCGCTGCTCTTCTGTTTCCTCATGATTGTCATCGTTAAAATTTGCATTGGTTGGATGATGTGGCTGATTTTTTGATAGAAGAGCTTCCATTGCTGCTTTCAATGCCGACGCTTCTTTCTCTGCTTTTGCCTGCGCTGCACGTGCTTCTTCAGCTTGCTTACGCTCTGCGGCTCTCTGTTCTCTGAAATTCTTCCAATTGATATCATTTTCAGGTGAAATACCTGGCGTTGTTTGTGGTTGTTCTGGTACTTTTACTTCTTCTGGTATACTCATGGAGGGCTCCTTTAAAATGTCTACTGAAACTGTTTGTATTAATTCTGACGAACTTAAAAAAAATCTAGCTCATTACAGGAAATTGATGGATTTTATGGCTTGCAACGTTCCCATTTCCGTTCTGTGCCTTCCCATAGCGATCGAGAATGCTCTTACTAGAGCTGGGTGTGTTCAAGTCTACGATCTTATTGACCGTGATCTTACTAAAATCAAAGGTATCGGATCCGAGAGACTTGGTGTTATCGCCGCTCGCTTGGATGAGAGCGGGTTTATGCTTTAGTAAATATTCATGCTCTGATAGATGATTGATTTTGTGTTGATCTCTAATGTGCTGCCAAAATCTACCATCAAAGAAAGCCTGGCACCATCCTTTTGTTCTTTCCCATTTTTTGCTAACGAATTGAGCCTCACTTATGGCCGCCATAACTTTAGCTGGAGGAAGAGACCACATGAATTTAATTGTTCCTGTTATTTTATTGTAAAGCCAAACCGCTTGCTCTGGCCTGGGACTAGGCAGATACATGTAAGCATAGAACTTCTGACGAACTAATCCATGGATCAGAGGATCGCTAGCTCTTACCATCACTACAAAATATTCTTCTTCATCAAATATATGAGAATGCCTATGAGCACATTCTATCACTTGCTTAGGAGCATCCCATAATTGAGCTTCTGCAACTTCTATCCCATCATAATACGATGAATCACTGGCGGCCTTCAGGGACTTGGCGCCAGCGGTCATGTGTAAAGTCATATTATTTCTTCTTATGTTCTTTTTTCATTTCTTTTTCTTTATGATGTTCTTTCTTTTCCACCATCTTATGTTTTTCTTCTTTGTGCTTCATTGATTCTTTTTTCTTAGCCATGATATCCTCTAATGGTCACATTCGTTTACTTTGATATGAGTCGTCTTCCTTTCATATGCACATTTAGGATTGAAATCTGCTCCTTCCACCAAATGCATATTTTTGCTTGCTCCCGTAGCGTCGTAATGATGTTCCCAATGTTCCTTTCCTAATACTTTCTTGTTAGGAACAGAATCATCTTTACCATGGAAATCGTGCTCTTTCTTAGGTCCTTCTAGTTTAACTTTACTGAAAGGGGGATGTCCTAATGGAGCCACGCCTGCACCTTTTCTGCCTGCCATATGGCCCCCAGATTAATATTTTGCTTTATTCTTTTTAACGTAGCTCGCAAGCCCTTCTGTTGATCTATCTAGATCTTTAGGATTGCCAAATTCACTAGCATATTTAATTTTAGACTCATGGCCCATTTCGCCTTGTTCTTTCTCGAAATGTCCACTAGGCATACGGGAATTTCTCATTCCTTTTGGGTTAGCTGAACTATCGTTCTTCTCTCTAGCCATTTTAAACTCCTGCTTTTGGTTTTGTTATATTTTCAAGGACTTTTCTCATATGTCCTATCCATTCTTTTACACTAAATTCTCTTTTCATCATATTACAAATTCCACAACAAGAAATGCAATTTTCTATTGTATATCCTTTCGAATTATCTATCCTATCAATGCCATTATGTTTTAAAATTCTAAATTCAACTTTTTTTGCTCTATAATTTTCTTTTGTTGAATTTGTATATCCTCCTGAACAATAACCGCATTTAGATAATACTAATTTCTCTAATTCATCTTTCGTTATGTTAAATTCGATCTCTCTTCTTTTTGCATTTCTCTTGTAAGTATTATAAATTATTCTCACTCCTGTATGCTTAGAATTTTTTACAATTTCACATCCGCAGGATGTTTGATTTAATTCAACCAAATATCTAGCCCTAATCTTTCTTTCATTTCCGCAATCGCATTTACATAAATATACAGATTTTCCATATCCTGTTTTAGCTATTCTATCAGTGGCAATTAATTTTCCAAATCTTTTCCCAACAAGAGTAATTGCACATCCGCAGCCGCCTTTTAGGCTATTCTGTATATGAGTAGAAGTGAAACATTTCTCAAATCCACATTTACACCTACATAGCCAATAATGATAAATGCTTTTTTCCGTTTTCTCTCTTCTTAAAACTTCCCAATCACCTACTTTTCTTCCTGTTAAATCAATCAATTTACCCATTACAGCCTATTTTTTAGCGATTTCGTTACCTACATTATCGCTGTTTGCTGTTTTAATAGCCTGCGCCATTTCAAATGATTTTCTAAAAGTTTCCATGTCCAATGATTCAAGCTCTATCATCATCTTTACCAATTCTAAGTCCGCGCCTAATCTTTCATGTTGCGCTTTTCCTTCTATCTCATCCACTTTAGCCAAAGATTCCTGAGTCTTTGCCATATCAAGTTGGGACTTAGCATATGCCTCCATAATTTTCGATTGGTCAACTTGTTGCTGCGCCTGCTGTTCTGCTTGTTGCGCTTGTTGTTGAGCCTGTTGCTCAGCTTGCATATCTTCTATAACTTGCTTCTTATTCGTTATGAATGCCGCTTGTAGGATGGATTTGTTAGATATTGGGATTCCGATCTCCTTGAAGTGCAAGAGCTGCTGGAGTTCCATTTGTCTTTGAGTAGTGCTGTAATTGCCCTCTTCAACCGCGATAGAGTACTTAAGGGAATGTGACGTGAAGAAGCGAGGATCAGGTTCATGACCAAGAATTGACTGAACCTTCCCTTTGCTAAAGTTTTTCCTAATAGCCTGTAAGCGAATCTTACCGTATAGCCTCTGAGAATAATCTGCTTTATCAAACACTGTTTGAAGGGTGACAAGACCTGCCCCTTGCCGAAGAGCAGCAAGTATGCCTGATTTATCATCTGTCGCTGCCCCCAATAATTCTTCATTTACACCCGATATTTTAGTTATGTCTTCTGATAACGATCTGGATAGTTCCATCATGGACTGAGGGATGCTAGGAGCTTCTACTCTCTGTATTTCTTGGGGTAAATGTCCCGCCTTCAAAGGGATTAGAAATCCTTGGCCCGATTGCCTGAACGCCTTAGAATCTACCACTGCGTCTATAGGATATATCCATCCAGAGTTAATTTGACTTTGAAGTATGTCCAGCTCTATAACCTTGCGCATGTTGTACAGATATTGCGCATCTCTAAGGTTGCGGACTATCCCCTGTATCTTCCACGCGTACGATTGAATGTCAGGTTCGTGATAACACAGCAAAGGAACCATAGGATAAGAATCAATACGCAATAGGTTTTCTCCGTCATATACTGTCTTCCCTCCTAGACAAATAGCAAGTTTCACCGTTGGGACTTGAGTCTTTTTAATCTTTAGCCATGGCTGCTCACGCATGATCATATTGAGCATTTCAGGATCTTCGTCTTCTTGCGGCTCCCATTCAACAGCTTCTCCTGTCTTAGGATCTAATATGATGCTTGCTTCTCTTGTAGATCTGTAATGGAATTCATCATAGCACATTAGATTGGACACATTGAGATTGAGCAGTTCCGCTTGCAATGGAAAACGACCATCCTTTGTTCCCATTACATTCATCTTATCGATCTCTTTAGCATGACCTGGAAGTAAAGCTTTAGCTGCTGTCTTATTTACCCAACGACGACGCCAAGCAAAGGCACAATCTGTGAGATCCTGTTTCCTCCAGTTAGCGTCCATGAGTATATTATTATAGCTAACCTGATCAGTAAAAAGATCACCAGATATGGGATCAAGAGTATAGTCAGGGTAAAGGTGAAGCATAGAAAGGCCAGTATCCATAGCCCCTTCGAAGGCTTGTGAAAAGTACTCGTGGAATCC